AAACGCTGTTAATCCAATCTTAGACGCAATTAGACGAGATAGAGGTCTTTATGACTTTAGGGTTACCGTTTCATCAAGTCCTGAAGATATTGATAGAAATCAAATGACTGGTAAAATATATATTAAACCAACTAGATCATTAGAATTTATTGACATCACATTCTTTATTACTCCAACGGGAGCTTCATTTGAAAACATATAATAAATTTTAAATCTAATATAAGGGGAACTTTTGTTCCCCTTTTTTAGTAAACATAATATTTATTAATATGTATTATAAAAAAGTCGTTAAAGATATTATTTCTGAAATAATACAAGATCAAATTAAACCAACAATGAAGTACTACGCTTTTGATTGGGATGATAATCTTATGTATATGCCAACAAAAATTTATTTAAAAGATGAAGACGGTAATAGTGTTGGTATGTCAACAGAAGATTTTGCCGAATATAGGTCTGAAGTTGGTAAAGATCCTTTTGAATATCAAGGTCACACAATAGTTGGTTTTGATGATAATTCGTTTAGATATTTTAGAGTTACAGGTGACGAAAAATTTTTAACTGATGCAATGAAAGCCCCAACAGGACCTGCGTGGGACGACTTTGTTGAGGCGGTTAATAACGGGTCTATTTTTGCGATAGTTACCGCAAGAGGTCACACACCAAGTGTTTTAAAAAATGCTACTTATAATTTAATTAAAAAAAACAAACATGGTTTAAATCAACAAGAGTTGGTTAAAAATTTAAGAAAGTATAGAGATATTGCTGATGAGGAGGATATGAGTGATGACGAACTTATAAAGACTTATTTAGAAATGTGTAAATGGCATCCTGTTAGTTTTGGGGAAGATTCGGCTGCTAATCCAGAAGAACTTAAAGTAAGTGCAATGAAACAATTTATGGAATATGTTATAAATTTATCACAAAAACTTCAAGAAAAGGCATATTTGAAAAACAAAATTAGTAATTATTTTACACCATATATTGGTTTTTCAGATGATGACTTAAAGAATGTTCAAGCAATGAGGAAAAATTTTGATAATAAAAGTGGATTAGATATTTATCATACAGGAGGAGGAAAAAAAACTAAATTTTAATTAAACCTAGTGCTAGTTAAGATATAATTTAAAAAATAATTGAAGTAAATAGAAAAATTTTTATTTCATAGTATTTATAATAAAAATAAAACAAAAATTTAAAAAAAAATTATGGCTGATTTACTAATGAAAATGCCGATTCCTTACGAACCAAAAAGGGAAAATAGATGGATCTTAAGATTTCCTTCTTCACTTGGAATTAACGAGTGGTATGTTGAGACAACTTCTAGACCAAAACTTACTATCGCTGCAACTGAAATACAATTTTTAAATACATCAACATTCGTTGCGGGTAGATTTAATTGGGAAGCTTTACCAGTCACTTTTAGAGACCCAATTGGGCCGTCTGCATCACAAGCATTAATGGAGTGGATTCGTTTATGTGCTGAGTCTGTAACAGGAAGAATGGGATACGCCGCTGGATACAAAAAAAATGTTGACCTTGAAATGTTAGACCCAACAGGAGTTGTTGTTGAGAAATGGATTTTAGAGGGAACTTTTCTAACTGGATATGATGGTGGATCTTTATCATACGCTACTGATGGTTTAGCGAAAGTAACGAGTTCTATGAGAATGGACCGTTGTATTTTGGTTTACTAAAAATTTATAAAAACATATTAAGACCTATTGACTTTACTAGTTATAGGTCTTTCTTATTTTTATAAAAAATATTTTATATTATGGAACAAGACGTTTATCAGGCAGGACAAGCCGATTTTAATTTACCACATGATGTTATTACATTACCTAGTCAGGGAATTTTTTACAAATCAAAGAAGAAAACAATTAAAGTGGGATACCTAACGGCATCTGATGAAAATATAATTGCGAGTGCTGACTCTAAAAAAAGTATTCAAGAAAGTATTGTTATACCATTACTTCGTAATAAAATATATGAGAAAGAATTGAGACCTGAAGAAATGGTTGAAGGAGATATTGAGGCGGTTCTTATTTTTTTAAGAAATACATCATTTGGCCCTGAATACACTATGTCAACAATTGACCCTGCCACAGGAGACAGTTTTAAAACGACAATATTATTAGATGAGTTAAACTATAAAAAAACTAAAGAAACTCCAGACGAAAATGGTTTATTTGAAACTAAACTTCCTGTTTCAGGAAAAAAAGTTAAAGTAAAAATTTTAAGTCTTAAAGATAAAATGGAAATTGACCAATTTCTTAATGGTTATCCTCCCGAAAGAACCGCGCCAGTTATTACAACAAGGTTGAATAAACAAATAGTATCTTTAGATGGTAGTGAAGATAGAAGTGGTATTATGACATTTATTGAAACAATGCCAATTAAAGATTCTAAATATATCAGAAGATTTATTGTAGATAACGAACCAAGATTAGACCTAAAAAAAGAAGTAATAGCCCCATCAGGAGAAAAAGTAGTGATTGACATTACTTTTGGGGTTGAGTTTTTTCGGCCTTTCCTATCAATATAAAACAACAATATTAGACGAATTTTACTATTTTTCAAGAATATTTAGAACACAATATTCTGAATTTATGGTGATGCCCACATATGTTCGAAGGTATCTTATGAATAAATATGTTGAAGATAACAAAAAAAATAAATAACATATTTATTATATAAAACTTTGTTATGTCGGATCCATTAGATAAAAAAACAGTTGAAGAACTAAAAGAGATGATTGAGGCTCAAGACACCAGAATCAAAGGGTTAGAAGCTGATATTAAAAAAAATAAAAGATCAAATTCAGCCACACTTACAGACGGAGACAGTGATGTATCAGCATTTTCTCTTAATCCTGTTACTAATCTAGAAAAGATTAAAACAGGTTTTGAATCTGTAGTCACAGGTTTTAAAAATAGTATTAATATCTTTGATGAGACAATATTTAAACAGTTAGATGAATACTCGACTGAAGTACAGAGTAGTTTTGGGTTGTCTAAATCAAGAATTTCAGAATTTAGAAGTGTTATTGCAGAAACCGCACCAGAACTAATTAAGATGGGTCTTAGTTCTAGTGACGCTAGTACTAGTATGATTGAGGCTATGGAAGGGTTAAAATCTTCGGCAAGTTTGAGTTCTAAAACAATAATAGAATTAGCCGCAACCACACAAGTAACAGGAGTTAGTGTTAAAGAATTATCTGAGGATTTTAGAGGTGTAGGAATATCAATACAAAGTGTTGGTGAAGAAATGAATACTGTTGTAGACTACGCAAGAAGTGTAGGAATTTCCGTAAAAGGAATTTCTAAAGACGTAACTGAAAATATTGGAAAACTTAATCTTTTTAACTTTGACAATGGAGTTGTTGGATTGGCAAAAATGTCAGAAAATTCGCAAAGATTTGGAATTGAAATGAGAGAAACTTTTACTATTGCGGAAAAACTTTTATCACCTGAAAGTGCAATTAATTTAGCTGCGGGACTACAAAGATTAGGAGTCGCATCTAATGGACTATTAGACCCACTTAGAGCAATGGATATGGCTCAAAACGATCCTGAAGCTTTACAACAAGAGATCGTAAACTTAAGCAAAGAGTTTACAACATTTAATGAAAAAACCGGTAAAATGGAAATTCTTCCGGGTGGAAAACGAAGGTTAAGAGAAATTGCTGCAGAATTAGACATTGATGCGGGGGCATTTGCTAAAATGTCAATTCAAGCCGCGGACTTTGATAGAAAGTTAAAACAAATTAAAATGCCGGCATTAGCTGAAGGTGATGAAGAAACCAAAAAACTTATTGCAAGTATGGCTCAACTTGACTCAAGTGGTGTGGCAAAAATAATGGTTAAAAATGAAGAAACAGGATTTATTACTGAAAAAAATGTTGATGAACTAACCGATACTGACATTAAAAATTTACAAAAAGCGAATGAAGAGTCTTCAAAATCTATTGAGGAAATTGCAATAAATCAGTTAGATGAAACAAAACAAATTAACGCTTTCTTAAATAGTGGAAAAATTGCGGGAGCATATGCTTTAGCAACAGCCCCCTCAATTGAAAAGTTAGGATATTTTGTGTCTAGAACTACAAAATCATTGGCTAGTAGATATAGTAACGAAATGGGTAGTGTATCAGATATACGAAAAAAACAAGAAGGAGTTGCAAGACCAATAGAAGATTTTACCAAAGCATTTGTAGCTGGTGATGACAAACTTATGGCTGAAGCAACAAAAAGTTTTGCAGCTGGTATGGATAATGTTGTTTCATCATTTTTTAAAGGGGCCGAAACTTATGTTAAAGATGTTTTTAATGATGTAAGTGGTGATCTTTCAAAAACCTATGGTAATGAATCAAAAACTGTTACAGTTCAAGGTACGATAATATTGGAAGGTAAAGGAGATGTAAATGGAAATGGAATATTAGATATAAATAAACCAAATGAGAAGCAAATTGTTTTAGATATATTAGATGGTAAAAAGGAAGTAAGTGCCGCCACGGGTAGTAAATATTAATAAAATATATTAAAAAAAAACATAACGTCTATTTATAGAAAAAAGCATGGCCGAAAGTTTTTTATCGTTTGGTAATTCAGAGACATTCAGAAAACAATTATTGGTAAGGAATTTACCGCCATATAATGTGCCAGGATCATATACTTCTCCTGGAGATCCTATCAATTACGAAACAAACAT